AATATGCCAATGGTACTAAAGCCTTACTATTCTCGGCAAAGATAGCCACTTCAAAAAGGGCTTGTGAGGAATTAAACAGGGCTGGGATATCAGCACGGCATGTCGATGGAGGTTCAAAAGACAGGGCTGAACTATTAGCAGGTTTCAAACGTGGCGACTTTAAAGTCCTGTGCAATGTAGGAATACTAACAACCGGATACGATGAGCCGTCCATCGAGACTATTGTTATCAACCGTGCCACAATGAGCTTGCCTTTATACCTGCAAATGTGTGGCCGAGGTTCACGGATATATCCTAACAAAGAACGGTATACCATCTTGGACTTCGGTGGCAATATTGCAAGGTTTGGATGGTGGCATGCAGATAGAGAATGGAGTTTGGAAATCGAAAAGAAACCAAAAAAACAAGGTGATGCTCCAGTGAAAACGTGTCCGTCATGTGGCGCACTGATTCCGGCCAACGCTCGTATATGTCCTTACTGTGGTCATGAGTTTATGGCGACACCGAAAGAACAAATGGAAAAGATTCTTAAAGAGCTTTCGCCATCTGAGGTGCAAAACTTCGCACGCAATAAAGCAACCATTGAAGAACTCGAACAAATCAGGATAGTAAAGGGATACAAGCACGGTTGGATACTGCATCAGATTACAAGTCTTTCGCAACTCAAAGAATATGCAGCGATGAAAGGCTATAAAAAAGGGTGGGTATATTTCAAATGGAACGATATAAAAGAGCGAAGCTTATAAGCCACATCGAAATTCACAGTATAGCACATGAGAACGATTCTAAAGCACTCAAGGGTATCCGGTAAGGGTAAACTATCGGACACCAATGACCATGGCTTAGAATGCACGCCAAGTACCCTTTTAACGTCTGTTAATGAGAACGTTAAAGATTATTAATTTTTAACATCACTTAACGTTCCTTAACAAGCTTTAACTATAAATACTTGCAAATGAGCCACTTATTATGTATATTGTATATAGTAAGATTAAAAATAAGGTTCTTTGACATACTGAGACAGAAAAATAAAAAGGAGTAAAAACTCTGAAACCCTCGCAAAAACGGGGTTTAAACAAAATGGTTTATGTTGTATTTTTTTGTTAGTTTTTTTGAGACTTTTTGGCCTGCTAGAAAGCGAAGTAAAATCCTGAAAAAAACTAACGCAAGTCTTACCGGATTGCAAGCCGGTAAGCAATATTTAAAAAACAAGAAAATTAGTATTAACTTTAAAAATAGAGAATTATGGAAAACATGAAATTAGATGCTCAGAAACAACTCGAAAACGAAAAGCTATATGCGAAAGCTTTTTATAGTAGGAAACTGTTAGAATTAATCGAATTGAGCAACGAGTCAGGAATAAATCTAACAGATTTAAGGCAACACATGTATGAGGAGATTGAAGCACTTTAGGGTGCTTTTTTTTTGTCCAAGATTATCAGTATATTTGCAGCATGAGAATACGAGTCTCAGAAAGCACAAGGTTGATGAACCTTTCATAGAAACCCTGTTAGTCGCTCGTATCGACTCTCAGGGTTTCGCTTTTAACTAAAGCTCATGACAGACCAGAATGAAGATAGGATACAGACAGATTGCTACGTGTGGTTTCACAATAAGTTCCCGAAACTTCGTGGCCTGTTATGCTATAACTTAAATAATAGCAAGAATAAAATTGCCGGTGCAAAGAATAAAGCCATGGGATTGCAAAAAGGGCGTTCAGATTTGGTTCTTTACTACAAAGGGAAAGCGTATATGATAGAGATGAAAACTGAGGACGGCAAGCAAACGAAAGACCAGAAAATCTGGCAGGCCACCGTTGTACGGAATGGCTTTAAGTATTATTTAGCAAGGAATATAAACGAGTTTAAAATTATAATTTATGGATGTTTACAGAATAGTGACGAATGAAAAGAGGTGCTACGATAAGGATATTGAAAAGATTATATTGGCCTACAAAGTTTCTGCATACCTATTAGAACCAACTGAGACCAATTTAAAAGAATGTTTAAGAAGCATGGGGAGACTTTTAAAGTTTTTTAGTGTCTTAGTATACCCCAAAGATTTGACAGGCTTAAAACGAGTGTTTTCAAAGAAAGAAGTTTTATTTATGCTTTCGAGTGTAATCTTAAATGAGGAAGGCTATATGTCAACAATACCGGCACTCTTAAAAGCAGTGCTTTCAATTAAAAAATAATACCTACCTTTGAAGTGGTAGAAACTTATTTTTTCGCTTGGGTGAGTAGGGACTTCTACCACCCTGAAAGCCTGAGCTTCTTATAGCTCATTATGAACTGGAAAACAGAAAAACGGTTACTTGGAGACCTAATTCCGTCCAAGATAAATCCACGTATCTTAACGGATACACAAAAAAAGGACTTGCTGGCAAGCCTTGACAAGTTTAGCCTTGCAGAAATACCCGCCATAAACACCAATAATAACATACTTGCTGGGCATCAACGTGTCAGCCTGTTAATCGAAAAACACGGTGAAGATTTCGAGATTGACGTTCGTGTTCCAGATGAAGAACTCTCAGAATCTGAGGAGCGTGAGTATATTATTCGTAGCAATAAAAATACTGGAGAGTTCGATTTCGACTTGCTGCATGAGCATTTCGACTTGAAAGACCTTTCAGAGTGGGGTTTCGATTTCGGAAACTTCGAGCCAAATGTTAATCCGGATGCAGATTATGACGATGTCAATGCAAGCGATATCGGTGGCACCCAGGAAAGTTTGGATAACCAATTCAGTGATAAACCTAAAGACAAGCGTTCGGTTGTATGCCCACATTGTCTTGAACAATTCGATATAGATGGATAAGATAATCAAATATATAGAACGGCAACGGTGGCGTTTCGCTAAAACGATGCCATACAATCCTCACTGGTATTCTGTGAGACGAGAATGGGAACATGATGAGGAGTTCGTTTACTTCGTGGAGTATATCCGGAAACACGGATACGATGGAGTATTTGGGAAACGTGTTTTCAAGTATCTCAATATAAACGGATACAAGTACTGGACTATGGGTGCTCCAATTAATCTTGACGGTAAACATCATACAATAATCCTAAACCGAGACCGGATAAAATACGATACTGACTATGATAAAATAGCAGTTAGTTACGACACATTATTCACTGACGAAGCAAGTTTATTTGAGGATGCTGAGGTAATCGAATTATGCAAGCCGACTGGAAAGGTGCTTGATATTGGTTGTGGAACAGGCTTGCTTTTAGACCATGTACAAACTGAGAATTACACCGGCATCGACATGTCAAAAGGCATGTTGGAAGTACTTAAGAAAAAACATCCGGATGCAAACGTAATCAATACGACACTTGAGGACTTTTATCCGGTGGAGAAGTTCGATACGATAGTCTCACTTTATGGAACTCCAAGCTATATTCCGTATAAGGAATCTATGAGGATGCTCAAAATGTTATCTCCAAAAGGAAAGATATTCCTGATGTATTACGATAACGATTACTTCCCAGTTACTCATAAAGCTTTAGGGATAAACACCAAGATTTATAAGCACGACTTATCAGTTTATGAGAAGTTTAATAATTATAGATTAGTTAAAAAGCAATATAAATGATAGTCACAATACAAGCAGTCCCTGAGAGAGTAAAGTTAGCAATTAAATTGGCAGAACAATTCATCGTCCATAAACCGACAATCACGGTGGATAAACAGAAGCGGGGAAACTTTCCAACATTTGAAAAAATGCTTGAGATACCTGTCACAGATTTCCGGTTACACCTGCAAGACGATGCTATATTGTGTAAAAATTTCGAAGCTTACATGCCGAGTGTCCACAAGCATATGGACAGATTCAACGTGGACATAGTTTCCTTTTTCTTATTTGACGAGGGATATGAGATGATAAAGAATAATAAGAGATATGGTGACTATTTAGATTATAAGAGTTTTTACGGAGCAATGGGGATAATGTTCTCAGCTAAAATTATTCCGGCCTTGCAGGCAAACATTAAAAAGTACCGATTGCTTAATTTTAAGCATAAGCACGCATGGAGGTATGGACTAAATGATGATTCTTTCCTTACATGGGTGATAAGGAAAGAGAGTATTAATACTCATGTTCATATTCCGGTACTTGTTCAACACAATGGTAATTTAAAATCTACATTAAGACACGCACGTGGAAAAGCAAAAATGAGTAGTCACTTTAAAGCTAATTTTATATGGGAATAAATAGACTTGGATTAATATCATCCACCGGTGACAGGCCAGAAATGCTGTTAGATTTTATTGCCAGTATGTCCAAATTTAATACAGTATTCACTGAATTGTTTATAGTCCTACAAGAATGGAAAGCTGATGATGTTTTACGATTGAGTAATATTGTTCCAGCAAACACATACCTGTTTAACTTGCAGGAAAGAATTGGTGCGCATAACTCCAAGGTTTTAGCTCTGAGCAAAATGTCAGAGCTGTATCCTGACTATTCTGTTGTCTCTTTAGATGATGATATGTTGATATCAGAAAAAACTCGGTTCGATAATGGATTCTCAATAATAGAGTCTAATAAAGGGATAGGTATTTTAAGCTTGGGATGGGTAAATAGCCAACTAAAAGTAAAAAACTATCATATGGTGGACAAACTAATTAAGCAAAAGATTGTATATACCGGTGGAGGAATGTTTTTGAGAAAGGAGTTGGCAGATATTATTGTTAAAATTGGAGAGAAAAATCTTTGGTGTGATAATACAGAATGGAGCATTGTTAGTTATGTGAACGGCTTTGAGAATTATCGGTGGAGAGGTAGTTGTACTGTGCATAAGATATTGTCCAAAGGTGGAAGAAAGAAGTTTATAAAAGATTCACCGGATGTGGCGTATCCTGATAACAGATTGGTAGATACATTTTCGAGACCTGCTAAAGATGGCAGTTATTTAATTCCGAATAGCTCTCAAGTTACTACCAAAGCCGATATTTTACATAAGCAATTTAAAAGAATATGAGAATATATCTAAGTAACAATGTTTATGAGGAATCACTGGAGCGTATCCGTTTCATCTTTGACGAGTTCGAAACTGTAATCGTAAACTTCTCAGGTGGAAAAGATAGTACCGTAATTTTCCACTTGGCTATGCAGGTTGCGAAAGAAAGAAACCGGCTTCCATTAAAGGTGCTATTTTTAGACCAAGAAGCGGAATACCAGAACACAATTGACTATGTAAAAACTGTAATGTACCACAAAGATGTAGAACCTTTGTGGTTTCAAGTTCCAATACGGTTATTTAATGCAACAAGCCACAAAGATGCTTGGTTAATGTGTTGGGACGAAGGTGAGGAGTGGCTACGTGAAAAGGATGCAATAAGCATAAAGGAAAACATTTCTGGAACGGATAGGTTCATGGAATTCTTTCCAAAGATTGTTGATGCCATGTTTCCGGATGGTAATGTAGCGAAGCTCGGTGGTGTCAGAACTGAGGAAAGTCCTGCAAGGCTCATGGGATTAACAAATGCAGTTACGTACAAATATGTCACGTGGGGAAAAATAGAAAACAAGGCTAAAAAATCGTATACTTTTTATCCAATTTACGATTGGTCGTATACGGATGTCTGGAAAGCTATCCATGACAATAAGTGGCCGTATTGCAAAATTTACGATTACCAATATAGATACGGCACACCGGTAAAAAACATGAGAGTTTCAAACCTGCATCATGAGAGTGCCTTAAAGAACTTGGAGTTACTACAAGAAGTCGAACCAGAGACGTGGAATAAGCTTGCTAAAAGGCTCAAAGGTATAAATACATACAAGCACACCGGAAAAATGAACTATGCTCCAAAGGAGCTGCCACGTATGTTTACGAGCTGGAGAGAATACCGTGACTTTCTGCTTTCGCACTTAACGAAACCGGAATACCGAGAAAAGTTTCAAGCAATCTTTGACCGCATGGATAACACTTATAAAGAGGTTGCTGAGGTGTCAGGATTATACAAGGTATGTGTCAAGGCAATAATAATAAATGACTATCATTCCGTAAAATTAGGTAACTTTGAGAAAAATGCAGACGTTATTGCTTTCCGGAATTATAAGAAAATTGGCGAAAGAAATCGCCATGGATACAATAAATTAATCGACCATTATGTTAAACATTTTGAAAGACCAGATAAGAGGGAGCTTCCAGTCGTCTCGCGATAAGATTGCTTTTATTAACGAATTGAGGGAGTTTCTTCATGAGATGTCAGAACTTAAAGACCAACCGGTCGATAATGTTCAGTGGGTTTCTATCGACAAAGTAAGGGCAAACGATTACAATCCTAACTCAGTTGCAAATAAGGAAATGAGCTTGCTCCATCGCAGTATAAAACATGACGGATATACGCAACCTATTGTGACAATCTACGATGAGAAAAAAGACAAGTATGTTATTGTTGACGGATTCCACAGGTACTATATTTGCCTTACAAGTAAAGAAATAAACGAACGCAACAAGGGATATCTTCCAGTGGTTGTTATTAAAAAGGATATCAATGACCGGATGGCGTCGACAATACGGCATAACAGGGCACGTGGAGAGCATAGTGTTGACGGTATGTCCAATATGGTTTTTAACATGTTAGACCAAGGCTGGGATGATGCTGCGATATGTAACGAGTTGGGCATGGAAGCTGAGGAACTTTTACGACTTAAGCACATTACCGGATTCTCAAAACTATTTGAGGGCACGACTTATAAGCAGGCTTGGGAGACCAGAAAGCAGTTACTTTATAAAAAGAATTATGGCAAAACTAATTGACAATTTTGGGAAAGGATTGCGGACAAATGGGTTCGATAAAAATCCACAGAATATTTGTAAGACTGGACAGCCACGCAAAATTTATAATGTGTTGCGTAAAAAAGGCTTCCATCCGGATGATATTAAAGAGACTTTTGGGGAGATGGCGTTCTATACTTTGAAAGAGCTACAAGCTGTATATAAGGACAATACGAAACCAGTTATAATGAGGATAACTGCGAACCAATTTTACCTTGCAATGAAGCACGGTTCATGGAGCAGGATTAAAGAAATAATGGAGTATATTATCCACAAGCCGAAAACTGCATTGGATGTTACCAGCGATGGCGAACCGATGAAGCAGGTATTTATTCTCGGTGGAAAAGAAATCGAAGTTTAATGGCGACTCAGGTATTGTTCGAACCTTTTAAGCAGCAAGAAGACTTCTTGGAAGCTGTTTTGGTAAAGGATTATACCACTATAATCTACGGTGGTTCTATCCGTTCTGGTAAAACTTATGCTGGACTTGGAGCATTAATAATCCTATGCAAACAATATCCTCAAAGCAGGTGGGTAGTTGTAAGGAAAGATTTGTCTACGATAAAAAGAAACACCATACCGTCATGGGAAAAAATAAAACCGATAAATAGCATACTTAAGTTCACGGATTTTATTGTCACTTTCCGGAATGGAAGTAAGATTATATTCTTTGGTGAGAATTTTTCTCAGGATAAAGATTTGAACCGGTGGAAAGGTCTCGAAGTGAACGGTTTCTTACTTGAAGAAATAAACGAACTGCAAGAAGTCAGTTATTATAAAGCTGTGGAGCGTGCCGGTTCTTACATCATACCTAACACGGATAAACAACCGAAACCACTAATTATTGGAACTGTGAACCCTACTTTCGGTTGGGTAAAGAAACTGTTTTACGACAAGTTCATGGAGAATACTTTGCCGGAAAACGTTAAATTTATAAAAGCGCGTATCTTTGACAATCCTTTCATACCGGATACTTATAAAGAGAATCTAAAGTCCCTACCTACTTACCAATATCAGGTATTTGTTGAAGGCAACTGGAACATTCGTTTAAAGACAGGTGGAGAGTTCTTAAGGGCTTTCGAGCTTGAAGAACATTTGAGTGTCTTAGATGTAGTCCCAGATAGTCCTATTCATGTTTCAATAGATGCAAACGTACTGCCTTATATTGCAGTTACTTTTTGGCAGATTAATCAGTATGGAGATTTATTTAATGTTGAGCAAGTCCACGAACTGCCTTGCCGTGACCCTGACAATTCAGCTTTTAATGCAGGTCGGAAAACTGCGAAGTGGCTAAATTCGATTAATTACGACCAGAAGATATTCCTGTATGGAGACCAGACAACCAAGGCACGGAATAGCATTGACCCTCAAAAACGTTCTTTCTATGACTTGTATGTTTTAGGTCTAAAGGAATTCCATTATAGAATTGAAGATAGATTCTTTCGCAAAAATCCTATCGTATCTGCCACTGGAGATTTCATAAACGATATCTTAGAAAACAGGCATGAACACCTCAAGGTCTCGATAGGTGAACACTGTACTGAATCCATTAGTGATTATATCGAAAGTAAAGCAGATGTAAATGGAGGAATCTTGAAGTCCAGAATAAAGAATGCCAGTGGGCAGAGCTACGAGAAAAATGGGCATATCTTGGACACTTTCCGGTACTTTATATGTAAGGCTTTCGAGTCAGATTTCAAGAAATATTCTCGGTCAAAAGGTTTCTCTTTCACAAGTAAGCAATTCAGCGAAGTTGGAAAAAACTATTAAATGTTGTAATTTTGAACCCATGGAAAACATCAATGATTTAATAACTGCAAACGTTAATACTTTCAGAGATGAATTAGCAAAAACTGGAACATACGGTTTCCGACTTGCCGAAAGTCGCATTATGGTACAGATGGAAGCAGACGAAAGTGGACATTTAGTGGACAGTGAGTTTAATCGCAGTATCGCAAATGCCATTGGGATAAATCTGGCATCTGCGATGTACACGAATACTTTCCACCAAAGATTGACGACACTTGCCGACACTGTATATGAGATTAATGCCATGTATGTTGAGGAGTATGAGAACCGTGGTATATTCTTAGATTACGAATTAATACGGCAAGGAAAAGCCATGGCTAATTCAGCACACGGCAATATAATACAGAGCATGAACCAAACTGCGATTAACGAGAATATTCTTAATCCGGTAATGGATGCTTTGAACACTCATCTTGTTTCGGGTTCTACAAGGTCTGCCACGTACAATGATATTAAGTATCGAATAACAGACAGGTTTGAAACCTATTTAGCACCTAAAGGATATACCGAGCTGCAAATATTCTCACGAAGTCTCAATGAACTGTATAACGAAAGTACCGGATTCATCTGGGCAAAATATGTAAGGAAAGCATCAGAATCTGACAGGCGTGACTTTTGCGCAAAGCACGACTTCGCTTTCACGAAAACGTATTACCATAAAGACGAAATAAAGCGGTGGCCGGTTGAGAGCAATAACGATTGGGCAGGCATGATAAAAGGTACTGACCAAGATAGTATTTTTGTTTATGCCGGTGGGTACAATTGTCTGCATTCTTTCGAGTGGGTTTCAAACGAAAACATTCCACAAAAAGATATTACCAGAGTCAGGAATAAACAAGTAAAAGGAGAATTATGAGAAAGTTCCTTGAGTGGATAGGAATCAAAAAAAGAGAGGTTTATGTTCCAGAAAAGTTTGTAAAAATCTTTAAGGCCATCGACCTTTTGACACTAACTGAAAAGCAAAAGACTGACTTAAAGCAACGGATGGCAAAAGACAAACGGTTGGTAGGTTCAAGGACAAAAAGACGGCAAACTTTAAGGGATTTATACAAAATGATATAAACCAAATCTTTAACTTTCTTTAACTTTTGTGTTGCTCTGGAAGCCTTACTGGTAGCGGAAAGCGATTCTAAAGAACGTTCTCAACGTGTCGCAATACGATATATTAAAAGCATAAATAGTAGCTGAGAATTAAGAAAAACGGCTGTTATTAAGATTCGTTCAAAATAGATTATTAATCATTTTAACACTTTTTAACATTGATTGAACTGACAATTAACAATAAAAGCAAGGTTGTATCACCGAGTAAGTGGAGTGAAATAACAGCAAAGCAGCTCATTGACATAGAATTAACGGATAAAAAAAACGTGTTGGAATTGTTTTCGATTCTACTCGGTATGGAATTAAGCATAGTGGAAAGCGCAAAAGACAAAAGACTTGAAGAAGCTGTTTTCGCATGTGTGGCTTTTATCTTTGCGCCACCGGATTGGGAGAAATTTAAACAACCGTCTCACTTTAATTTTAAGGGAAAGCTTTATGAAGTACCAACCGATTTCAATAAGATGATGGTAGGACAAAAGGTTTTATTATCACAGGTTGCAGCCGACCAAGAAAGCATGGTTGCCAATATGTGTAAGTCTGTGGCTATCGGCATGCATCCTGTAATTGATGACGTGAAGATATACGATGCAGAACGTGTGGACGAAATAGAGAAAGAACTCATGGAGGAAAACGGACTTGAGGTTTATGCCTTATCACGGTTTTTTTTTCTTCACTTTGGACATTTGTTAAGAACTGGGAAAAGCAGTTTGGTGACGTTCCATCAACACAAAGTCCAGAGGGGGAAATCATATCGAAACTGGCTAAATCTGAAAGATTAACTCGGTTTAAAGACTTAGAATTAATAGATAGTATTGTGTCACGCTCAGGCGGTGCTTATACTCATGAAGAAGTTTTTAACCTTGAAGCAGGGTTCACACATAGTTTATTATTAATGTATTACGAACAATCAACATATCAAGTACGTGCCGAAAATGTAAGGCGTGAACTTAATCAAAAACCGAAATAATATGATACAAATTAGTTGGGCAATTTATGCAAGTTCTTTCCTGTTAGGTTTCTTTTTAGCGTTCATTGTATTCGTTATAATAGGATGGGTTGTAATAAAAGGCAGTACCGAACCATTTAAATATATCAAGAATGATAGTAAATAGCATTATACAGGATGCAGTAAATAGTATCCAAGATACTTATTACCTACGAGCTACTGACCAAGAAGCAAATATCAGTATAGATGAGATAGACTTGTACGGATTAACAGCTTGCATCTATAACAACCTGCCAACAATCACACATTCTGTCACAAATAGCATTGTTCGTGAATGGCCAGTTGAGATAAAAATCTTACAGCTTGCAGATTTCGATGACGATGATAACGATGGAGATATTATTCGCGATGCTTGTATGCAGATTGCAGATATTCTTCATGACAAAATAGTAGGTGATTTAAGAGCTTCTCAGGCAGCTGATATAAATAACTACATAATAGATATGTTAGACCAAGTGAAGCTCTATGACCAGACCTTAACCGGTGTTAATCTTAGATTCGAACTACCAATAAACCGTAATGAGTGTTAATGTAAAATCAAGCGTTGGGCGACCAACACGGATAGAGGATTTTCTTTTGCAGTGGGGAGTTGATATAGTCTCGTGGTTTGAGGAGTGGCAGGTTATGAATAACCGGATTGCCACTGGGGATTCTGTTAGTGGATATTATGTAGACTTAACCGAAAAGAATCATGTGAGGATTGGGAACGAAGTCGATTATATGCCGTATCCTTTGACAGGTCGAAATGCAGGCAAGTTTCCACCTAAAGAAGCAATTGAACAGTGGATAGTAGATAAAGGAATAGTTCCAGATGACATCAGTATTGAGTCGCTTGCTTTTTTAATAGGTCGCAAGATTGCAAAAGAGGGTACTGACCAACCACGGTTGAAGAAGCAAAATATAGAAATGGTTATTAATTCGAAATCAGATAAGTGGCTTAACAGGATAGCAGATGCAGTCGGTAAAGAAGTCAATGATGTAATGGTCGAAAGCTTAACAAAAAACGGAACCTTTAAAGAAAAATAATTATGAGTTTAACATTAGTAAAAAATCCGGTTCGAGTTATTCCAAGGGAGTATGCTGTTAAACATTTGGAGAATTCAGGCGGAATAATTCGTGTGGTTATTATAACTGAGGACGGGGACTTATCATCCGTTTTTAACGTTAATGATTTACTGTATATTGATAATATTGCTTTTAAAGGTTTCGCAAAAATTACTTCCACGGGATATGCAACATCCTTTTATATTTATACTGATGTGGTGGCTAATTTCACGGTAAATCAATTAGGTGGCACTTGCAAAAACACAACTTCAAGTCCTAAAGGGTATGAGTTACAGGATATTAGGGCAAACGTTGATGTTTTACGTATTGTTATTGATGCTAAATATGGAAATGTCACTGGAAACTTTACTATTGGGGAGACCTTATACCTTAATCACGAAGCTTTTATTGGGGCAGTTACTATAACGGCAGTTGGTTTTCCAGGGAGTACCACAACAATAGACACGACAGAACCTTATACGGATACATCTATTCAGGGCGGTTACATCCTCAATCCTAATGAACAATTAAAAGCAAATGTAATCGCAGGACTTTCTCAAATTCCTTATGAGTTTTTAAGACAGGACTATCAAATTCAAACCACAGGATACCGATTGGAATATGTTGAAGCTTATTTGCCTGAAGGTAGTGGCGATCTTAGTAGTTCATTTAATGTTGGGGACTTAATATATTTAAAAACGCCAATCTTTGATTTTGTCAGAACTATATTAGAAATTGTATATTATGTCGGTTCTGATAGGGTGGGATTATTATTAAATGAATTATACACAGAGAGTAGTGGGGGCGGTTACTTAAACAACCTAACAAGCCGGTCAGACTACAAAGTTTTAGTAACAATAATCAATGATGAATCTGGCGAAGTAATTATTAATAGAGACTTTCCGTATAATGTGGATAATGCAGGTCGATTGTTTCTAGATATTGTGGACTTTGTTGAGCCTATTTTCGCAGCAAATTTTAATCCCAGAATAAGATTGCGATACAAGGAATATTATGACGGAGTTATTCAGAATAGTGTCGATGACGAGGGATTGTTGTTAGCAATCGCAAAGAAGCAATTATTGGACATTGGAGGCTCTGCTATGTGGGAGAATTTACTTAGTTACGAACCTAAAGGTAAAATGTTAACAAAGTTTCTTAATCCGGTTGTTTGGAAAGGTTGGACGAAACAGGTCTCTTTTGTAGTAGACAGCGAGTGGACAAAAAGGTTCGATGGGGCTACTCAGCTCGGTGAAAAAGTAAGGTACTATGATGTAAATAAAAACTTAATTAGTGAAACGGATATTGTTTGGAAAATTCCGAGAATAGGAATAAATAAACTTGAGTTATCCGGATGGCCTATTGGGGCGAAGTATATTGCTTCTTTGCTGTATCCAGACCTGCCAGATAATACAAAAAACATCAGTGAGCAATTATTATATGAAATAAAAGAACCGTGTACCAATCCATTAATGCTTGAATGGATTAATAGTTCTGGAGCTTTCGATACTTGGCTGTTTCAAGTTAGTCAGGAATTAAATAAACAAGCCGGTGAGGGTATTGTTTTTGAGAGTGCCTTGAATGATTCATTAGATGTTTCTCAAAATGTTTTAGGCCGTATCGTTTGGGAATCGAATACCGAAATATTACTATTGGCAGAAAAACTTACAATCGCCCAATTAAAAGCTTTGCACGAAATTAAAGACAGCGTTTTTGTATATGTATGGTTAAATAATACAGGTGGAGAGAAAATAAGAGTTATTGTTTCCGGTGATTATTCCACACCGTATAACTCCAGAGATGGACTGCATGATATTACAATTAGAATACGGTTGCCTAAAAACTTTAATCTTCCAAATGTATGAGTTTGCAATTAAGTTTACAGATAAAAATAAATGGAGTTTTTGTAGATTTGCATGAGGATGCTGAAAACGAATTCTTCATAAATAAAGTTGTTCATAATTTAAGCGATTTAGAAACCAGGGAGGCTGACAATACAAGTGAGATTGCCTTACCTGCCACAATAAAAAACTTGACGGTATTAGGTATTGAGCTACCCGAATTTGGACACACTTCAAGTGCACCGTACAATCTAATTAAAGCCGAGGTTTTGTTAAATGGGTTAGTGGTTATGCCTAACGCAAATATACTTGTAACAAACACCACTGTGACGGACAATATTAAAACAATTCATATTACCGTGTTTGGTGGAGCGGTAAGCTTTTTTGACGCATTATCAGATTTACCTATCAGTGATTTAGATTGGTCGGAATATGATTTTGCTTGGACTCTCCCAGATTTGGAGGCAATAGCAAACACTACCGAGGGTATTTGTTATGCCGATGCAACATGGTATACTAACGAAAGTATACAGTTACTATATTCAGAGATAGGAGGCTATGATCCAGACCATAAAGTAAATATACCAAAGATTAATGTCAGTGGTTTCTTTGTTTATTTTAAGACAATTTTAGATAAAATACTTGCAACAATCCCAGCGATAGTTTTTGATATATCCAAACTAACAGCAACGGAGTTTCCTTTGTTATCAAT